CACGCTGGTAACACAGGACAAGGACGCTCGGCAGTGTCTCTCAGGAACCGTGAACATGCTGCTTGATGTCGAGTGGGTGGAGGATGAGACAACAGGCGAAGTGACACCGCATGAGAAGTGGGTGACGGCGAAACAGCATACGGAAGAAGGCTGCACGTATAACTCGACGCACATCACGGGGATCACGCCCGATCAGTGGCCTGAGTTTCAGGCGATTGCTGGTGATTCGGTGGACGGGATTGCAGGCGTACCGGGAATCGGTGCGAAAGGTGCGATGGAATTGATTCAGCAATTCGGGACGGTTGCTGCGGTTGTTCAGGCAGCGGACACAGACGAATGCGGATTGACGGAAAAGAAGCGTCAGTCACTGATTGCGTTTATGGATCAGGCGGACGTGACGATGCAGCTCGTAAAGATGCGGACTGATTTGGACGTTCCGTGGAATACGAAGATTGTATAAACAGGTTCAAACATACTCTTGAAAGGACAATGACGAATATGGAAAGAAAAGCAGCGGAACAACGACGGGCAGCGGAACGACGGCGGAAGGCGGCACAACGGCGGAAGGTGGCCGAGCAGTCGTCGGCACACCGGCAGCCATCGTTATCCGAACGCCGCTGGACCGAGCAGATAACGGAACGACGGCAGACAGCCCCCTCGGCCCCTCCACAACGGCGAGTTCCTGACCCGCCGACCGTCGTTCCGATTAGGGACGTGCGTGTCCAGGAGTACGCTGGACTCAGAACCATTGCGTTCATTTACCGGGTGGCATCGTGGGTATTCATGCTGGTGGTCGGCGTCCCGCTTGGTGTGGCTGCAGTGGTGTGCTACATGGATGACAGTTTACGGGCATCGGCCTTTTTCCTGGCCTCCTTCTGCGTTGCCACAGTGGCGGCCTTTGTGATCCGTGGGCTTGGGGAATTCTTTCTGGCCATGCGTGACATTGCCCGCAACACGGAGCGGAGCTATAAGCTAGCACAGGCGTAAGCAATGGCAAAACGACGGAAACGAACAAACGCAAACGTACCAGCGAAAGGTCGCCTGAAAGACTTCGCGGATCGTCTTTGGTCACTCGCTGTCAGGGACGACTGGAATTACCAGTGTGCGGTCTGCGGGAAAGGAAAAACCGATGCACATCACCTGATTCCACGGCAGCACGAATCGACGCGGTATGAACTGCGAAACGGGATCGCGTTGTGTTCGTATCATCACCAATTCGATGCAGACATCAGCCCACATCAAAGTGCCGCAGGCTGGATGCGGTGGCTCGAATTCAACCTGCCGATGCGTCACGAATGGCTCACAGATCAGATTGCGAGCAGGGAGTATCGGACATTCGGAGGCACAACGAATGCGGCATACTACATCGAGCATATTCTGCGGTTACGGGAATACGTGGACGATGAGACATTCGAGACGGTGTGCGGGAAGAAATTCACAAGGTACCTGTTGAACACTTGACACGCGGAGTTGTACCGCAATAATCCTGTCACTCTGAGTCAGAGCCAGAGTGACAATAGGAATCGCCGGGAAACCGGATTCAGCCCGCCATCGCAGCTCTGACCTGTGGTGTGCGGGTTTTTTCATGGGCTGCACAGATGACGCGAACATATGACGAATTCATTCAGTCGAAACGACTCGCCAGCAAGAGCTACGGATTTGATGTTGATCCGGCATCTACGAATCCGAATGCGTTTGAGTGGCAGCAGAGAGTAATTGCGTGGGCACTAAAACGCGGGCGTGCTGCGTTGTTCCTCGACACCGGACTCGGAAAGACTTTGTGTCAGTTGGCATGGGCCGAGAGAGTCTGCACGGAGACAGGCGGGAGTGTGATGCTAATATGTCCGCTCGGTGTCAGGCATCAAACGAAACGCGAAGCAGCAAAATTCGGCATACAGGTGGATGTTGTGGTTGCTGATGATCAATCAGAATCACCGAAGCACGGCATATCGATTGTCAACTATCAGAAGATTGATAAATTCGACACATCAACATTTGCCGGAGTTGTGCTCGATGAATCGTCGATTCTGAAAGGATTGACTGGAAAGATTCGGAAGCAGCTTACTGATGAATGGTCGGATGCGAAATACCGATTGGCATGCACTGCGACACCGTCTCCAAATGATACGATGGAATTGGGGGCACATGCAGAATTCCTTGGCGTGTGCTCACAGCAAGAGATGCAGTCAAAATACTTTGTAAACGATTCTGGCAACACTCAAAAATGGAGGCTTAAAGGACACTCGATCGATGCCTTCTGGGATTGGGTGTGCGATTGGGCATGTTGTGTTTCGATGCCGTCAGATATTGGCGGTGATGACTCTGGATATGAATTGCCAGAATTGATTGAGCACACAGAAACGGTTCATGTCCCAGGCAAAGTGGCTGACGGGTTTTTGTTCGACTGCTCAGGCATTAGTGCGACAAACATCCATCAGGAGAAGCGGTACACGTCGCCATTTCGGGCTGACAGGACCGCAGAGATAGTTAATTCAAATGATGATCAGTGGATCGTGTGGTGTGACTCAAACTACGAATCTGATGATCTTGTGCATCGGATTCCTGATGCGGTCGAGATTCGTGGGAGCATGTCAGATCAGCAGAAGGAAAGCAGGCTTGATCAATTCTCCGATGGGTCAGCACGAGTCATCATCACGAAGCCGTCAATCAGCGGCATGGGAATGAACTGGCAGCACTGTAATCAGATGGTGTTCCATTCGATTAGCTATAGCTTCGAGCAGAAATATCAGGCAGTGCGTCGATGCTACCGATTCGGCCAGACGCGGCCAGTGCATTGCTATTCAGTGACGACTGACACGGAGCATGCAATTGCAAAGGCAGTGTCTCTGAAGGCAGGAATGCACGACGAAATGAAAGAACGCATGCGAGTTGCGATGAGCCGCAGCGACTTCAGTGCGAAACAGGACCGCGGCAGAACAACCTACAGACCAATAGAAAAGATGGAGGTTCCGAAATGGCTGAAGTAATCAATCAGCAAAATGGCGAGATGTGGCAACTTTACAATGGGGACTGCTGCGAGATGATCAGAGAATTGCCGGATGAATCAATCGGCTATTCATTGTTTTCCCCGCCGTTTGTGTCGCTGTTCGTTTATTCAGATTCCGAACGTGACATGGGGAATTGCGAAAGCTCTGATGAATTCTTCGAGCATTTCAGATTCCTGATACGGGAGCTGTATCGAGTGCTCAAGCCGGGGAGACTGTGCAGCGTGCATTGCATGAACATGCCAAGCTCAAAGTCGCACGATGGTTTTATTGGAATCAAGGACTTTCGAGGCGATATTATACGTGCGTTTCAGTCAGCGGAGTTTATCTACCATTCTGAGGTCTGCATCTGGAAAGATCCAGTTGTGGCCATGCAACGCACGAAAGCTCTCGGGCTGCTGCATAAGCAGGTGTGCAAAGATTCATCAATGAGCCGTCAAGGTATCCCGGACTACATTTGCACATTCCGGAAGCCAGACAAGAATGCGGAACCGATAGAAGGACCGTTTGAATTCTTCGCTGGTGACGGATTCTCTCACACTGGAAATTACAGCATTGATGTATGGCAGCGATACGCTAGTCCTGTTTGGATGGATATCCGGCAGTCAAATACGCTGAATGCTGCCGAGGGCCGGTCAGAGAAAGATGAACGGCATGTGTGCCCGTTGCAGCTTGATGTGATTCACAGGTGCTGCCAGCTATGGAGCAATGAAGGCGACGTTGTATTGTCGCCGTTTGCTGGAATTGGATCTGAAGGAGTCGGTGCAATTAAGATTGGCCGCAAGTTCATCGGATTCGAATTGAAAGAGGAGTATTTTAAGGTGGCAGCGAAAAACCTGCGAATAGCAGAGCAGGAACAATTAGCACCAACACTGTTTGAATAAGGAATTGAATCGATGAAAGTACAGGTTGAGATGGACGCATTCGAGCCATTGCGGGCGATCCAGTCCGAAATCCATGATTGTGCAGTAGCAAAAGGATGGTACGACGGCAGCTCCGATCGGAATCCGGCAGAGCTGATCGCGTTGATGCACTCCGAATTGTCAGAGGCACTGGAAGCATTCCGCACAGGGAATCCGCCTGACAAGCACTGCCCGGAATTCGGAAATGCGGAAGTTGAATTCGCGGATTGCATCATCCGAATTCTGGATGCCGCAGAGCATATGGGGCTGGATGTGGTCGGTGCGATGAAAGCGAAAATGGCAGCAAACTGGGACCGTGAACCACGACACGGCGGAAAGGTATACTGATGAAAGAGCGGACATTATCAATTGACGAGATCACTACCGATGCAGGGACACAAGCCCGAATCGGGTTGAGTGATGACACCGTGACGGAATACGCTGATGCGATCGCGGAAGCAAACGGCAGCGGCTGGCCACTAGGGCCGATCGACGTATTCCACGATGGCAGCAGGTACTATCTGGCTGACGGGTTCCATCGGACGATGGCAGCGATTCAGATCAATCGGGCGTCGATTCCCTGCCGAATTCACAAGGGCACCAGAACGGACGCTCTGATCTTCGGGATGACCGCGAATGACCGGCATGGGTTGCGGATGTCCAGAGCGGACAAGCGTCGATGTGTGGAGTGGTTGCTGGACAATCAGTCGACGTGGACACAGCAGAAGATCGCGGAAACCGCTGGCGTGAGTCTGCGGACAGTGGCGTACATCGTGGCGGAGCGGAAACCGCAGCCCGCAGAAAACGCTGGCAATGAACGAGCAAATGTGCAAATTGCACATTCACCAGACGATTCGGTGTTCACTGAAACTACTGAACAAAATGTGCAATTTGCACATTCCGAAGACGATCAGGATTCCGATTCTGTTCCGGTTTCCGGGGGCACTCAGCCTGCCTCTGGACGCGGTGAATCGATGCCGTCAATGACTGCGGGAGATCCGCAGCAGCCGGACGAATCGGAATCCGTCGAATCTCCGCCTGATTTCAGTACGGACTGGAAAACCGAGCGGAATCGAGCGAAAAAGACAGCCGAGGCATTGATGCGGTCAATCGGTGATTTGCAGGAAATTCGCAGCGAATCATGGATGAGGCGAAGTCTGGACGGTGTGCGGGCGATCATCGCGAATCTGATGGGGATGACATGACACCGAAACCGACAGATCCTGAGCCAGTATGGTCACGATGGCTCGCTGAGCGGATGGGTGGCATCGCGGAATTCCGTCTCGAATGCGGCAGCCGCGTTGACATCCAGACCGAGACGCTGTCGATAGAGGTGGATTGGGTGAAGAAGTGGCCGGAATCGATCGGTCAGGCGGTCTACTATGCGAATGAAACTGGCTCGATGCCAGCGGTCCTGCTACTGCTCAGGGGCAAGGACACCGAAGCGAAGTATCTGGAACGGGCAAAGAAGGCTTGCACGCGATTGGGCGTGGCACTTTTTACGTGGGTGACTCGGTAGAAACGAAAGGACAATCATGGATTTGATCTGCCAGCAGTGCAGCAGGGTTGAAACGGAACCGTACGACGTAGGTGATTTATGTACGTGCGGTGGTGAGTTTGCGATGCTCCAGTCGAGACCGCAGTCTTTGCTGGATGAACGCGGAATCCGCGTGGCGTATCATCACGACGGGCGTGACGAATGGGTGGTCAGATTGCACAGCAAGACAGGCATTGTGAGCCTGTGCGGGTGTCCGGGTGAGATCGAGGCCAAAACCGTGTCTGCATGTATTGCAGCAGCGATT